TGCGTGTTTAATTCTTTTACCTGTTGTTCCTGTGGCAACAATCTCCACATCATGTCGGTTAAAGAACTCCAAACGTTTCATTACAAAGGCAACCATGTCAGCCTTTTTTCCATCGTGAGCAATTAATGCAAATTTCATGTATAAGGTTATTGATTAATCAACAACTTCAGTATTCATTTCAATATCTTCATTAGGGTCAATACCTAATTTTAAAAATGTACCTTCAGCAATGTCTTCCTCACAAGGTGCAATATGTACTTGATTAGCTTGTTTAAAAACAATTACTTTATTTACATCTTCTTGACCTTCAATTTTTGTTAAATCATTTAAATCTATAACAACACCTTCATCTTCATTAAACATGTATCCCAAGGTTTTTGCAAAAATCATTGATGCTTTAAACCAATCTTGTTGTGTTGGTTGATTTTGTTCTTCATTAATGTCTACGTTATTTTCCATAAAGGTAATTATATCATTTTAAAATTTATTTATCAAGTTTAAATACTTATATTATAGTATGAATTTATTTGAAGAGTCTGCCAGAATTAAAAATTTAATGAGAATTGATGAACAAACATCATTGGATACATTTTTACAAGAGTTTATATCAGGTAATTTTGATAAATTGAAAGAGTTTTTATCAAGTAATTCTGAGTTTACAGACAAGTTAAAAACTATACTTCACACAGATTCATTGGAATCTACTGAACAATCATTATTAACCGCAAACAAAACAAATCTTATGAAAGGTATGACTGATGCTAAATTGGCAAAAGATATGGACCTATATAAGTTTCTTGATGTGTTCTTGAAAAATGCAAAAAATATATCTTAAAAGTTTAATTCTTTCTCAATATCAACCAACTTGGGAAGGACTCTGTCTTTGTCTGACAATATTAATTCATTAACATCCACACCCCAATCTATATTAAGTTCAGGGTCATTATATATGATACCACCATCTGATGATAGCATATATAATTCATCACATTTGTAATGGAACACTGCAACATCTGAAAGTGTAACAAATCCATGAGCAAATCCTTTTGGAACCAACATCATTTTCATATTGTCTTCAGATAATTTAATACCAAACCATTGTTTGTATGTGTCAGATGATTTTCTAAGGTCAACCACAACATCATATACTTCACCTACAATACATCTAACAAGTTTTGCTTGTGGTGCTGTCTTTTGAAAGTGAAGTCCTCTTAAAACACCTTTAACACTGATTGATTGGTTGTCTTGTACAAAGTTTGTATAGATACCTTGTTCCCTAAAAAAACGTTGATTATAACTTTCAAAAAAATACCCTCTGTTATCTTCATAAACTGTAGGACTAAAGACATATAAATCTTTAATTGGTGTTTGTTCTATTTTCATATTTAATTGTATTGGTATTTTTCATATTTTTTATTTTTAGACTTTATTCTCCATAAAATAGTTGGTGATGGAATGCCTGTTTGTCTTGAGGCTTCTGCCAAACTCTCATAAACAATATTATTAATTTGAACTTTTGTCATATTAGTTGGTTTTTTACCCTTTCTTTTCTCACTTAATCTTTTTTTAGTTTCTTCCGAATGTTGTTTACCAAAAAATGGGTTATTTACACCTGATTTATCTCTACAATTTATACAACAATTATTAATCGGAGATATTTTTACTCCACATTCACAATATTTGAAACTTGTTCCACCCTTCCAATTTGGGTTAGTTTCCATCGGTTGGGAATGTTTTTCTTTTTTTTCTTCATTAGTCATTAGGTTATACCTTATTTTAACCGACTCGGTCATTTTTTTAACTATCTTACCCTTATTAGGGTTTTTTGTTAAATTATCACCGCCACTTGATTTAATCCCTATGTTATACTCAGGTTGCAAATCCAAATATTTTTGTTCTGTTTCAAGAAGAACATTTATGTCACATTCTTCAACAATCTCAAATATAAAATTGTTTTCACCATATTTATCCCACGCTCTTTGTAATACACAATTTATGTGAATATTATTTTTTAATTCTCTTTTATGTCTATCAAATCTTTTTTCAATTTGTTTAGATGAACCATAATAACATTTACCATTAACCAAATTTTTAATTCTATATATTCCAATCATAGGATTACCTTTTAATATAAATATCTGTAAAATGTAAAAAGTTAAAAGGTAGTCCTAAAAATTAATTAGAAAGTGGAAAATAAATCTTAGGATGTGATTGATAGTTTTCCAAAATAACGTCATTTACAGATAAACAGTGGATTCCGTCTCTAACGTGTACTGTTGGTAATTCAAATGGTTCCCTACTAATTTGTTCTTTGACACCCTCCATTTGGTTCAAATAGATGTGACAATCTCCCAAATTACCAATTAGTTCTTCAGGTATCATATTAACTTCATCCGCAATCATCATTAAAAGAAGTCCATATGATGCGATATTCATTGGAATTCCAAGCGGAACGTCACACGAACGTTGATTCCACATTAGAGAGATTGCTCGTGTTGGGATATTCGCAGCATCTAATTGTTCGATAGATGGTTTTGCTAATTTTCTACAATCAAACCCATATTGTTCTTTAATATCGTGTCTCTCTTCCAAACTCAACTCTCTTGTATAAACTTGAAATCCATAATGACAAGGTGGAAGTACCATTTCATCTAATTCACCTACATTCCAAGCATTAACCATCAATCGTCTTGAATCAGGATTTGTTTTAAGGTCGGAGATTAGTCCTACAATTTGGTCAACAACCGTTTGGTCGGCTTCATCGTATATGTTCTCATATGAACCATCGGTTGATAGATACATTTTCTTTTTAGTCCATTTTCTCCATTGCTTACCATAAATCGGACCTAACTCACCCCAATGTCTAAATTTATCATCAGTTTTAATTTTATTGATAAATTCTTCTTGTGTAAATGGTAGATAGTTATCGCCTTCTTTTTTTACGCTCATATTAAGATGCCCGTGTTTTTCGTGGAAATATCCAGGTTTTTCAAACATAACTACATTCAAATAACTCTTGTATGCATCACCATCCCAAATATGACAGTTATTATCAACAAGGTACTTGATGTTTGTATCACCACGAAGGAACCATAGTAATTCAGTTACCATAGTCTTCCAAGCCATTTTTTTGGTTGTGAGTAATGGAAATCCATCACTCATTTTGTGACGAATAGTATAACCAAAGATTGATTTGGTTCCTGTTCCTGTTCTATCTTTCTTTTCAACTCCAAAATCAATAATGTCTTGAAGTAATTGTTGGTATTGTTTATCTAACTTATTCATTGTTTTAATCTTGTTTTGTTCCTAACGCCCAAACTGAGTTTGGAAATAATTCTTTTCGTAATTTTAGTATAATATCTCGGTGTCCCTGAAACTTATCACCATAATAAGGTGTGAATCCGTTTAACACTTCCTTGGTCATCTCGTAATCCAACTTAGTTATTAATGATGATTTTTCATTATCACTCATATTTTCGTATTGTTCAGGTAAATCAATCATGTCCAAATGTTTGAATTTTTGCATCAACCTCTTTTAATTCAGTCCAAGTACCCATGTATGTTACCGCTCTAACTTTTCGGTTGTCAATCCACACATATTCTTGACCATCTTTAATCCTTGGTTTATCCATAACTAATCCATGGTATTTAAATCCTTTGTCTTTCAACCATTGTTCGGTAACTTCTCTATCCTTCCCTTCTCTTGCGGTAAAGAATGTAATTACATTACCTTCATCATACCATTTATTAATGATAACCAATGCTGGCTCAAAATGATTTGCCGTTGAATACAAGTGACTTTCTTCATTTTTAATATCGTCACAGATTGTTCCATCAATGTCAATTAGAAATACTTTGTTCATATAATTCGGTCTCCTCTTCGTGTTGTCGTTTTAATTCAATATATGCCAATTCAGCACATTCAGTATTACTCAAATCAGGGTGTCTCTTACGACACTCATCAACTTTATCATGCATAGAATTGTATTTTCCAATTTGTGCCGATAACATGTAAAGTTCTTCAATCCATTCTTCGTTTGTCATATTAACCAATTGTCTTTTTTTTCGTTCCTAATAAATTTAATCATTATCGGACCTGGTACTAAACATAAGAAAAAAATAACAATTTTATCTACTATTTTTTTCATTTTACGATTTTTTTTTGAAATTTGAAATTGCGTGTCCAACCAATGTTCCTGACATAAAACAACATAAAATAGATAACAAAAAATTAGACATGTTAAATGAAACCAACAAACATGCAATCGTAAATAATAAAAAAGTGAACCTATT